ATCATGGACGGTTCACAGTTTGATGCGATTAAAGAAAAACTAAAAGATGTCCGTGTGAAATGGTTTGCTAGTAAAGTAAAAGAGGCAGACAAACTAGGTTTAATTGAAATAGAAGATAGACACAAAAAATTAAGTGATGCTGATCTTCTAACTGCAAAACCTGCGAGTGAAGAGGCCAAGGGCGGTAAGGGTAAGCAATATGTAAACCTCAAAGGAACATTGGCCGAGGGATACGACAACAAAACAGCAAGTTTCAAAAAGTGGATGAATAAAGAAGTTGGTACTGGTAATCTATTCACACAACTGGTAAAAATTATTGAACCACACATGGAGATGTTCGCAAACTCCCTGATCAACCTTGTATTCAAAGCAAAGTTGAACGATAAACTAAATGCAAACAGAGATCTCGATAAATACTACTTCGGATTCACACTAGCGACAGGTGTTGGTAAACACCACAAGAAGAATGGACCAAGCATAGGTAAAGGTCAAGTATACCCACAGGAAAGTGTGTTGTGTGCATTGAGTCACCTTGCTGCGGCAAAGAAACCATACAAGATGGTACAGGTTCCAAACCCTGCCGCGAAAGAGGATTCGGTTGCTGCAAAGGTGTTCTTCGAGATCAGAGTAGGCAAAGTTAAACTTCTGGATCTCCAACTTCGTTACAAGGGTGACTTTAAGAGTCAACCCCAGTTCTTCGCCTTCATGACTGATGACTTCAAAAAACTACTCAAGGGCGAATGCTTGGACCCGTGAAAAGATAAATAGATATAAACTATCAGGAGACTATAATGTCAATACCACATCAAGCGTTTCTTGCCATGCTGGCAGAGAAACAACAAATTCTTAGAGACAACCACCTCATCGACATCACCGAAACCATGCGGACAGATATCCAAGAGGCCTCATGCGGAAACATGAAGATCGATGAACCTCTCAAGGGTAAGGGTTATCCATACAACGAGAAGACTTTCAAACCCCACATGATGTATGATCCCAAGACTGGTAAGGGTTACGAGGCGAAAACCTACCAAGATCACCTTGAAATGAAGAAGAAGGGTTATGACCATGAGAAACCTGAAGTCAAGGAAGATACTGAGCAAGTTGATGAACTCAAGGTAAAAACCTTAAGATCATACATCAGCAAGGCACAGAAGGACAACACCCAGCGTGTCATTCGAATGACAGACAAACCAAGTCACATGAAAGCAGACAAGGGTGAGATGAAGAAGTTACGAAAGAGACAAAAGGGTGTGGCAAATGCGAAGACTGATATCGCCATGCGTAGGATTGCCGGTAAAGACTACAGGAAGCGTATGGGTGAAGACGTTGAACAGGTTGATGAAGCAACTCGACACACCGTGCATGTCGAAACAAACAGAGCAGGTTATAGAAAACTCGAAAAATTGATTGCCTCTCTTGATGGTTATCAGGAATCAGAGTTTGAAAAAGAAGGAAAAGCAACTTTCAGATTCGACGCAAAGAAGCACGATGGCACTGAACGTAAGAAGGTAGCAGAGTTTATCAAGAAAACAGCAGGTGTTGAGTTTAGTCATGCAATCAAAGAAGACAACGAACTCGCAGAGGGACCAGCAACCCAGAACCCTCTCAAGACTGCATTCGGTGGTCTGAAGGCAGCAAAGGATACCCCTTCATATAAAGCATATATGAAGAGAGTGGAAAAAGAGCAGAAGGCCAGAGCAAAGAAAATTGCTGCGGAACGCAAGGCAGGAAAGCGTAGCAAGTACGAGAATGTTGATCCTACAGAGATCGCAGGTATCCACAAATTGCGTGAAGATGATTCAGTCAATCCTGAATACGAAGAGAACCTTTCCAAGATGAACATCGGTGAAATGTCTGCAAAGGCACACTACAAGAAGTATCAAGCAAAGTTTGTCGTACCACCTATCGACAGGAGTCGTCATCCCAACAGAGAGCGAGAAGGACTCGAAGGTCCATATCGTAGTAAAAAATCTGGTAAGGTTTTCTACTACGACACAAAGGCAGGAAAATATTATGATGCTGACTCGGATATCTACTTACAGGTTTCTGATGTCATAGAACGATATGAGTCTGCCGATGTCGCAAGAGAAAGAGACGAAAAGGAACTCAAGGAGTCCTTTCAGTTTCAGTTCGCAGACAAAGAAACCGCACAGGAGTTCATGCGAGAAATCTCACAGAAAAGATTAGGATCTTCGACCGGAACCAAAGATGGTAAAGTCAGAACAGAGGGTCCAGCAGGAGCAGGTGTCGGTAGTCCAACACGGGCGCATCAACAGATGGCAAAGATCATGAAGAAGCATGGTGGTAAACTGATCTCGACAGACGAAGGTCCACGCATGAAGAAAGTGTTCAAGGAAGATGTCTCCTACGAGGGCAAGAAACCTTACTTCGACATGAGCAAGAAGAGAAAGTTCAATGTCCCAGATAAAAGGACGAGACTAAAGGACACAGGCAAAAACCCTGCCAAGAAACCATACCCCAAACAAGTCGGCGAGGAGATCGATATGATTAACGAAGATGATGTAGAACGCAGAGAGATTGAACTGTTCACATCCAACCACGCACAGATTTATCGTCAGCGTATCCAACCCATCATCAAGAACCTTGCTAAGAAGAAGGCAAAGGGAAACTACGATGATAAACTTGCCATCAAGGCATGGACATACGCAGTCAACGATGGAATCAAGGCGTACAACAAGGAGTTCGGCAGTTCCATCAAACTCTCAAAGGCGGAGAAGGATAAAGCAGCAGAGTACCTGTTGAAACACTTCGAAGACGAATGAAAAAACGGGGGAGTGCTTGACACTCCCCTATTTTTTTGCTATGATATAACCAACTCACACCGGAGACTGTAGATGAGCAGAAATGTGTTGCTGCTGAATGCTTCCGAAGAAGTAATAAATGTGATTGATTGGAAAAGAGCGATTACACTATTATTCTCGGGTAAGGCACAGGCGCCCTATAATTATGAACATGCATACGAAGTAAAGACAAACAACGGTAAATTCAGACTACCTTGTGCAATCATGCTTCTCAAGTATGTGCGATTGCCGTTTAGCACGGCAAACCCAACACGAAACAACATTCTCAAACGAGATAGTTATCTGTGTCAATATTGTAGTACCCGTCTCACTGCAAAGAATACTACGTTGGATCATGTTATCCCGAAGAGTCGTGGTGGCGGTGGTGGATGGGAGAACCTCGTCTCCTCATGTATGAAATGCAACAATGTCAAGGGCAACCGCACCCCGCGAGAAGCAAATATGCCCCTGAACAAGAAACCACGCAAAGAAACCAACATATCACTCCTGTTTATGTCTATGGGTGACGTTGAAGCATGGAAACGCTGGAACCTATAACAAATTAGGCATTTTGTGTAAAACGTGCCTATATATTATAGATGTATAGTTGTAAGCACATCTTTGTCAGTATAGCATTGTGTCTCGCGTTTATACTTACATCATCATGTTCTACCCCAGCAAAAGCAATCGATGACTTACCCGGAACTTTCTTTAAGGATTCTGGGTTTATCTGGTTCCTCGATCCATCAGAAGGACCATTACAATGTGTGGGTTCGTTCCACAAAGAGAATGGTTCTTTGATCGGCGGAGGCACGCTCATTGATGAAGACACTATCATAACAGCAGCACATGTCGTAGAAGAGTCTACCGGCGCAACCAAGTTTCGTGTTGGTAAGACATTCTATGAGATAGAGAGCATCTGTCTCCATGAAGACTACGAAGGTAAAACTGCAATCAAGAACGACATTGCCATCGTAGAACTGAAAGGAAAGGTTATTGGGATAGAATTCCCGGATGTCAGTATTGATCCATCACACCTTTCGCCGTTCCGAAGACTTATCACCGTTGGGTATTCGTTAGGGATCAAAAAGATCAGCAAACCAGGCGTAATGTTTTACTATGGCACACTAGAACGCGAACCCAACTTCTTCAAGATGTTACCGATGACAGAAACCATGAGGTTTGGTGACTCTGGTGGTGGTGTCTTTGTAATCGAGAACGGCAGATTTGTATTGGTCGGTGTGGTTTCTTACTTGCAGATATTACAGGAAGAAATAATAGACAACAGCGTATTGAGAATTGATAGATATACAAACTGGTTAGATAATGCCGGAGTATTACCATCGAAGTGGAGTCCGCTCGATGAGATCGATTCTGAAATGCCTCATGAGGCAACACGATATTGATCACCCGATTGCCTTTGTTGCGGACTATCTGGACCTCTTGTCCACGAAACGTCTAGAACTAAGGGAGCGGGGCGCCTGTAGTCTCCGAGAGACAGTACATACTTGGTATAAATATAGGAAAAGACTTGCACTAAAACAAAAAGGATGTTATAATATGAGTATGACTTTGAAGTTTACACACGTTGATGATGCCGAGGCATTTGATGATCTAGAAGCGACAACAGAAGATTCTGGTAAGAGAGTATACAAAACGCCTTCCGGCATTTCCTACCCTTCCGTGACTACGGTAGTGGGATTTAAGAAGAGGGCGTTTTTTGCTGAATGGAGACGCAAGAATCCAGAGGAATCAAGACGAGTCCTTTCCAGAGGCAACACACTGCACTCAGTGATCGAGGACTACCTAGACAACAAAGACATCAGCATGGAAGACTGCGGACCTAACAGTTGGCAGTTGTTCGAGCAGTTGCGTCCTGAACTAGACAAGATCAACAACGTCCATGCACAGGAAGTGCCTCTCTATTCAGATCTACTTACGTTAGCAGGTCGCGTGGACTGTGTTGCCGAATACGATGGTAAACTTTCGATCATCGACTTCAAAGGAAGCACTCGCAACAAGAGTGTAAACGATATCGAAGAATACTTCATGCAGGCAACCGCATACTCGATCATGTGGCAAGAGAGGACTGGTACTCCTATCGATCAGATAGTCATCCTCATGTCATGCGAAACAGGAGACACAAACGCATTTGTTTCGTCTCCTGTTCGACATGTGAAAAATCTGAAAAAGATTATCGAAGAGTATTACGCTCAATAGAGTCCAGTTGCTGACGAAGTGGCCGATGCAGCATTACCCAGTGTGTTGCGATCGAGAAGGGCCAGTACCTGCACACAGTCACCGATTTCTACAATAGTACCCTTTTCGCCTCCGGTTTCGATCACTTGCAGTTTAACAAGATCCCCGGATGTGTTTCGATATTGAAATCCCATCGCCCGAGTTGTTCCGCCTTGCCTAAAATAAAGTGCCTTTGGTGGGGGATTGAATGTAATCCCTGCACTCGTCCCGACACACTGAGAGTCTACGAATGTTCTATATGTTTGGAATGAATCACTTTTATTGACTGCCATTATTTTACCTCAATACAGAATGTAAAGTGTTCCAGCGACCGGAAGCGCCTTGATTTTATACACACCAAATGGGACGATTTCCAAATGTGGAATCTTCAGTGTGGTTGTGTTTCCGTTTGAATCTTCCCACGAAATCTCTTGTGCCGCAGATGCGTGATCTAGATAAAGTGCTTGTGCCTTCTGATAGACCTGTTCGTCCACCGCGGCCTCAATTCTTTTGAATGTCTTGTACGCCATTTGTTTCTCCTATACTTTAAAAACCTACATAGTATGTATATCATAGATAATTTTTATGAAAACGAGGACCGACATGAATTCATTCAGAGAGTTCTTATCTGAATCAAAAAACCTCCATATGGAACACATTGAGGATGCTATCTTCAATGAGGGAAGCAAAGGCACCGTGGAGGCCATACGGTTCTTGGAATCAGTAACCGATATGCTTTCTGGAAACAGTAAGTCGTCGGTTAACATTACAGTGAAGTGGGATGGCGCACCGGCAGTGTTTGCGGGAGTCAACCCAGAGAATGGAAAATTCTTTGTCGGATCGAAGTCTGTCTTCAACAAGACAACACCGAAGATCAACTACACGAATGCCGACATCGACAAGAATCATCCGGGGGGACTTGGTACTACTCTAAAGGTAGCACTCAAGGAACTCAAAAAACTGAATATCGAGGGAGTATTACAAGGCGATGTCATGTTTACTTCCGACGGCATCGAGGTACAGGATATTGACGGCGAAAGTCACATCACTTTCCAACCAAATACCATCACCTACGCAGTGCCATCTAACTCCGATCTCGCAAAAGTAATTAAGCGAGCAAAGATCGGAGTTATTTGGCATACTAAATACACAGGTAAAACAATGGCCACCATGAAGGCGGGATTTAATCCAAACATTAGTAAGTTAGGTAAATCATCAAGCGTCTGGTATGATAATGCATCGTTTAAAGATACTTCGGGCGCCAGCACCTTTACGAAGGCAGAAGTGAAAACGATGCGTGGTCTTATTGATGCTGCCAAGAAGAAGTTCAAGGCAGCAGGATCTTTCATAGATGAGTTGCAAAATAGCGACTTAGTATCTGAAGTGAAGATCTATGGCAATGCTCAGATCCGAAAGGGTACATCGAGTTTGTCTGCGGCGGATTTCCAAAAACGTATGGAAGACAAGATGCAGACTGCCATAGATAATTTGAAGACAGATAGAGCAAAGGAACGGAAGCAAAAAGTAATGGATACCTCCATGAAGTTTTTGTCTAAGAACCGAAAAAAACTCCAATCTGTCTTTGATCTACATGATTCTCTGACTCAAGCAAAGATTTATACCGTCAGGAAATTAGAGAGGGTAAAAAATCTAGGCACGTTTATCAAAACAGAGAACGGATTCAAAGTCACGGCACCAGAAGGATTCGTTGCCATAGATAAACCATCAGGCAATGCCCTGAAATTGGTTGATCGATTAGAATTTTCTAAACTTAACTTCACAGTATCTAAAAACTGGACATAAGGAGAATACATATGAGAAGAGCAGACGTAAGAAAAATTGATGATTCACGACTTGGTAGAGCAAAACTAACAGCAAAGGGTGCTAGACCCGAACCAGTCGCTGAAGTAGTTAAACCAGTAGTTGCAGCAAAACCTGCACCTAAGAAGAAGAAGAGTAAATTTGGAAAGGATTGATAAATGGAAGTAATTCAAAACGCATTAGGAACAGCATTTTACACCGTAGTAGTGTTTGCCGCCGGCGCACTCGTAGGTGTACCATTATGGAACTGGGTACGCAAGTTCTTCCCGTGGAATAAGGACTGATATCAGGCACGTTGGTGTCTCGGTGTCAACACTGCGGGAGGTGATCGGAAATCTACATGAAAAGTTTAAACGACTTTAAAACTTCAATTATGGAAAGTGCCAAGGATACAATTGTGTATACCTTTGGTCGATTTCAACCACCGACATCGGGACATCAACTCCTGATTGACAAGGTTATCTCTGTAGCGAAAAAGCAAGGAGCAGAACACCGCATTTACCCAAGTGTATCAAATGACCCTAAGAAAAATCCTCTGTCCCACACGGACAAGGTAAAGTTCATGAAGCAGATGTTCAAGAAAGCGAACATCGTGAATGATAAAAAAATCATCACACCCTTTCATGCCGCCAAACAACTCAGCGATCAGGGTTACAAGAACGTAATCCTGATCGTTGGGGGCGACAGGGTTGCTGATCTACGCAAACAAATCACACAGTATATCGATCATCCAGATCCCAAGAAGGCATTTTACTTCGACTCGTTCAAGGTAGTCAGTGCAGGAAAGCGTGATCCGGATTCGAGCGATATCAGTGGCATGTCAGCATCAAAGATGCGAAAAGCAGTAGGAGATAAAGACTTCGATCTGTTCATGCAAGGGATGCCAGACTCGGTGTCCAAGACAACAGCAAAGAGACTATACAACGCGATCGCAAAGGGTATGAACCTCAAGGAAGATCGTGATTATGCAGACGAATACAAAAAGCATCATGCGAGTCCTGAGCAGCGTGCAAGACGCATCTCACGCACTGTAACCCGGAAAAAAGCAGAACGAGAGGGTAGAGTCGCTAAAGGAGACGGAAAGGATATAGATCACAAGGATCACAATCCACACAACGATTCCCCATCCAATCTCCGCATCAAATCCAAGTCCTCGAACAGAAGTGACAACGGACACAAACCCGGCGAGAAACAGAAGCAACACGAAGAGACTGAGGTTGATGAACTCACAATTCAACAGCGAAGGAATATCTCTAAAGCAGCAAAGAAAACTGCCAAACGAAGACTGAAGACTAGACTTCGCAAGAAGAAGCAGAAAAAAGGTTCTGTAGAACTCAAGAAAAAGGCAGGCAAAGAAGCGATCAATGCTCTCAAGAAAAAGTTCTTGAAAGGTAAGCGTTACGCGGATCTCTCCCATTCCGAAAAGGAAAGAATCGATGGTAAATTGAAAAAAGTTCCCAAGGCCCGACTAGATGCCATCAGAAAAAAGATGATGCAGGTTGCCAAAGATAAAGAGAGAGAAAGACTCAAGACCGCCCGTGCTGGTACGAATGAAGAGAAACTTGAACCAAAGGATCGGGAGATGGGAACCAAATCATGCACCGATACCTATGCAGACGATACACCCGGACAGAAGAGGATCAAGTCCTTCAAGGAAGCATGTTGGGATACCCATGTGCAGAAGGGCATGAAGAAAAAGGGTAACAAGATGGTTCCCAACTGTGTACCCAAGAACGAGGATCTTGATGAAGTGTCTCCTCCCGGATTCGAGGGAACCGTAAAGGCGATGAAGAAGCATAAAGAAGTAGACAACCCATATGCACTCGCGTGGTATATGAAGAATAAGGGTTACAAGTCACACAAGAAGAAAGACGGATCAGACAAAGACAAAAAATAAATGGCATAAATATATGTGACATTTAACCCAGAAAAGGAACCAACATGAAAAAGTTCAAAGAATTAAGAGAAGACATCCACGAAAGCACAGGTGGCGAAACCAGAGCAGGATTTGGCGTAGGTAAATCTGCCAGAGACTCAATCGCAAACCTTAACGACATTACCTCTGAGGAATCACGAAGTGCAGTCAATGCGTTCATCGAATCATTCCTTAGTGGTCCATGTCTCAACCCCGGACATAGACTAGCAGAACTTCGTGCTAGACTCAACACTGTAGGACTTTCGTTCGATATGGATCATAGAAATGTAGGACTCGGTGAACAGTCATACGGACTCAACGCATACGGTGGTAGGTATGGGTTTGTTGATATGGACGGCGTAGTCAAGGAAGACGATGGCATCGAACCCAAGTTGGGTCGAAGTCTCTCCCTCAATGTGAATGTTACCTCCGATGGCGGAGAGTATAGAATGGAAGCAAAGATCGTATAAAATATGAATTTTGATGAGTTGAATGATGCAAATTTCGTGATGTATGCGATGAAGCATTATGAAAACCCACAGTTCACTGGTATTGAAGAGTTTCACGAAGACCTGAATAGAATAAAATATATCAAACGTCTTCTGAGAAAATACCACAAAACGAATGAACTACGGGAACGATTAATACTGAATCACTTAATAATAATGAACAACGTGTTTGATTGTGAACCGATGTGTCGTTTGTTATTTCATAAGATCGATGAAGAATTGCAACCTCAACTCAAGACGTTTTTAGTTTACCTTAATTACTTACCAAGAAAAATCCCAAACATAGATCTAGAAGAGATCCCGTTGGATCCTAGAATAGTAGAAAAATTGAGAGGCCTCTAATGGGCGCAGTAGACGCATTCATCGCATACAAGTTTATCAAGATCTTAAGCACACCTTTTGATCAGACTGATGCATATAAACTTGGAATCATCAATGCCGATGGTAAAGTTCTCAAGAAGAGAAAAGATCTTCAGGGAACCAATGAGAAAAAGGCGTATACAATTTTCCACCAAATTGGTTGGAACCTCAAGAGAATCCTAAACAAGATTCCCGGAACCAAGAGTAGATTTGGTTCCTTTGCTGCTGCTTTGTTTTTGCTGAAAGAAGAGGCAGAAGGTAAGTATACCGATTGGAATCTTGTAGAACAATATATCCTAGAGTATGCACAAGAAGAAGGTCTGCTGTTAACTGAAGACGTACCAGCAAACAACGCTGGTTCTGGACAGGTTGCAGGACTCGGTGACGAACCTCCTGTGAAGAAGGGTATGACTGGGGACGTTCAGAGAAGAAACCAAGTCAAGGAAGGTTATGAATCCTTCGCTGGTGCGAGAGTGTTTGATGTTACCGAAGACGAGTACATGAAATGCAACTATGGAAGAACTAAACACGAAAGATGGAATCGCAAACTCAAGATGGAAGATGTGGGTCGAGAAGACATCAAAAAGTTCGCCCATCGAAACCCTTCCAAGTCAGTAATTGTTAGAAACGAGAAAACTGGGGAGATGCAGTATCTACTCCGCAGGAGGTGAAAATGAAAAGGTTACTCTTATTGTCATGTCTTTTAATCGGATGTGAAACTACACCAGAACCATCAGCGTCGAGTACGATCACTCACGCGATAGAAGTTCAGGAAGAAACAACAGAACAAATAAACGAATCCTCTACTATAATTGAGGAGAGTAGTGATACCATTCGTAGAGATGCGGATGGTATCCTTGATATCACGGCGTTTGGAGAACGAACACCGGAGATCGAACGCATCGAAGACAGGGCGCACAACATAATCGATGAAACTAACGTCATCGAAAATGAAACAATAAAGACAAAAGAGGCATTAGAAGACCTAAATCGTGCAAATGAATTAATTCGACAAAGTGGCGCCAAAGTGGCACAACTGGAAAAAGAAGTTGCAGAGTTAAACAAAGAAGATGCCGCTTTACGACGCGAGGCGATCGAGAACTTTTATGGTACGATTACCCTGTTCTATGTGATAGGGTTCGCCGGACTCATTCTTGGTATCTTCATGGTTTCATACAGCAAGAAACTCGGCGGTACGCTTATCCTTGCAGGACTTCTGATTCTTGGTTTTGCTACTGCTTCCGTGTATTACCTAGAAGAGATTGCAGCAGTAGGATTCTGGATCACCATAGCAGGAATCATAACTGCTGTTGGTACTCTGATCTATCTTATCCTTCGAGCAAAGACGGAAAGAAAGACAAACGATCAAGTGGTGGAGTTAGTCGAGGTAATCAAAGAAAAGATGCCACAGGACGTTCGAAACGAAATGTTCTCAAAAGGTGGTGTGGCATACACAATCACCGATGCGTCCACCAAGAAAATAATAAACGAAGTTAAAGTTCGGAATGGATTTAAGCATACCCGTTGATCTTTCCGTGTAGCATCTTACAGATGTAATAGGCGTCCACGATATCCGATACCGGGTTCTGGACGCCTGTTTTCTTAGGTGTCATGATCTTACACAGATCCTTTCCCGTCTCTTTTACGAACGCATCGAACATGAGATCCTTGGATGCATTACCTTTATCAGTTGCGAACTTCTTTACTTCAGTTGGTGCTACAACCTCAAGTGGCGTGGCAGACTGGAATAACTTGTACTTCAGAACTCCCACGTTCTCTGCTAACTGGAATACTCTACCAGTTGCATTGAAGGCATATCCTTCGAGTGCTACTTGATCACATCCCACGATACAGTCAATTGCCCAGTCTGATATGCTATCGTAACGTCCGGAGTCTGGACATAAGTTGACGGGTGATCCAATTGACTTGAATCGCTCACCCTTTATGTTCTTGAGAAATGATTTTGCATATTTCTCGGTGTCTGTGAGATAGAAGAACAAACAATGCTCAAACTTGAACTTAGCAGATGATGGTTTGGAAAAAACGCATACTGCTGGTGATGTTAAACTGTAATCGATTCCTGCAATGGCCATAAAAAACCTCCCGTATAAAGAGTATTTATACGAGAGGTCTTAGGTTGTGTACAGGTTACTTCGTTAAATCAGAAACTAATAGTGATACCACTACGGAGAACGAACTGTCCCGAATCGGAACCAGATCGCCATCCAGTGTTTTCTGTGTCGAAGTTACTACCGATACCCTCAAGAGCATACCCGGCCGTGTTGGTCCAGACAAGTCCGTGAGCGAGATCGTAGTTACCACCTACGGTGAGAATGTTGAGACTACCATCGTAGTCACCAATTTCCCACTGTGCAAATCCTTCGAACTTATCGAAGCACTTATATGCAGCAGTAGTGACTACTGACCAGTTGTCGAGACTACCAGCACCTGCATCATTAGCAATCCAGTCTGCATCGAGAGTAAGAAGACCCTCGGTGAGTGTACCACCAAAGGTGAAACTGTTCACACCTTCCGTGACAGAATCATATGCCCAACCACCGTTGAGTGACACGGAGTCATTCACACGATAATTCGCTGCGACACCGATGGCATACTTGTTGTCTCCAACTCCTACACCAGCAGTATCGAAACCATTGTTGTAGAAGGCGCTGACTTCGAAGTCACCGAATGATCGGAAGGCCTCAACACCTGCTCCGCGTCCCTGTCCGAAGGTAAGTGCCGTGACACTATAGTTCAGGGTTGTGAGTTGAGTTGGATCAGTGACGTATCCAGCATAGAACTGGGGAACGAACTGTCCGACTCGAATGTTTGCTTCTTCGAACATACGAAGAGTAACGACTGCATCAAGCAGATCGAAACTGTTGGTAGCGTCCGACCATTCACCACTGACGAGGTAAGAGAAACTCTCGTTGCTCGTATCTCCTGAGAAGGTTAGACGGGCGCGGTCAACCGAAAAACCATTTTGGGCGGGAAGTCCGCCACCGTTGGAATACTCCCAACCAGTTTGAATGAAACCACCGACGTTGATGCCGAGATGATTGTCATTGAGTGATGCTCTTGTTGAGGCATCAGCGAGGACAAGACTGAATGCGTCGTTGTCCATATCCTGTCCTACAGCAACTCCGCTGAAAAGACATGATGTAATAATAGCATTGATCATTTTCATAATTTTTCTCCTTTATGTTTTAGATCAGTTTGTTAAATCTACGATTTCACAAGAGTTGCCTGTACATGCAAATGTTTGTGTTCCAGCGGTCTGATCTTCCTTCTCGTACTCTCCGAGGCCAGACCAATCGATGTTTTCTGGAAGCGTCTTCAATAGTTCATTGTACTCTTCCTTGGTACAATCCTGATATGGTGCTTGTCTGTATGTGTGATCTGAGAATGGAAGGAATGAAACTCCTGACATCTCGTTGAAGTGATCGTATACCCATGCACCAACTTCCATCCATTCGTCTTCCTTAACGGAAACCGTGATAGAAGGTTTGTGTTCACACCAATGTCTCTGGTATGTCAACCAAAGTTCAAGTTGTTCGATGGCAGTCAGATCCGTTCTACAAATCGCCTTATCAGGTGACTTCTGTGGGAACGAGAAAACCATCGTGTGTTCTGGTTTCATTACATCTGGTTCACATGGGAAACCCTTTTCCTTCATGAACACACACAGAGGATCCTTGATATCCGCACGGACAGTGCGAACGTAATAAGGATTGTGTCGAGCATGAATACCAGATGCAGCATCAACCAACTGTGAAACTGTTCCACTTGGTTTCACGCAAGTGATAGCAGCAGATTGGTTGATGTGTAGTTTCTTTGCCCATGTCTTGTTGACATCAACAGAATGGGACTTGAGATCTTCTAGGGTTCCTGCAAGTTTACCGTTGGTAGAACCATTGAGTAATGCGTTGTCCATGATACCCGTGAGAGAAACACCAAGAAGTCTTTCTTCTTCGCAGTTCTTCGTCCACTCACTAGACAGGTACTTAAAGTTCAGAAGGGTAGACTGCCATGTTCCGAGGATCGTTGCAAGACGAACCTTTTCCTTGAGAGTCTTTATTGTGTCATCAGCACGAACGACAACTTCTGTTAGATTACAGAACTCACGATCACGCAAGATGATTTCGCTGCATGGGTTGGTTCCGAAGTTGTAGTTTGGATCTCGGCGTTCGTCAACAATCTTCTTTACCTGATCCTGACACGCAGCACGACTAAACATACCTCTCTCGCCACTCTTTGACTTATAGAGAGACAACCACTCTTCCATGAACGTACCAATTTCGGGTGTACTCTTATATGCAACGGAGTTGTTTGCAAGGGCCCGTTGTGCGTTGTGTTCCCACCACTGTCCAGTCTTTGCATCTCTCATTCGTTCATCAGTAAGTGAAGACAATGAGATAAGAGCAGATCGACGGACACCACCGACTACAACAATTTCAGCAATCTTGCAGATGATATCGTGGCACTCGACGGTAGTGAGTTTTCTGCCTGCGGCCTTACGGTAAGTCTCTACCGTGAATTGGAAAAGATCCTCAAGAGGTTGCGGTCCAGATGCTCTGCCGCCGAATGTCTTGAGTCTTGCTCCAGCAGGACGAACTTTACTTGTGTCCCATTGTGGTACTTGACCACCAATGAGTAGCGAGGTGAGTTCTTTATAAGACTTTGCCCATCCCATCTTGGAATCACCGACGACAATGACTGTATCACTCGCATCAAATTCCTCTGCAATCGTTGGAAGTCTGTCTACGACATCACGTTCTACGCTAAAACCCATTCCTGTCCCGCACATGAGAACGTAGAGGATCTCATCGAAGGAACGAGGACGACTCGCTTCGCAGTATGCACAGTTGTACCCTGCAATATTGTCGCGTCTCAGTGCCTCACCGGCAGTCATCAACGCTCTCATGGAAGGCATGATCTTGAGTTCACGAACTGCTTTTTCGAGTTCGTTCCTCTGATCTTTCGTTACCTTGAAATTACATTCTTCCTTGAGATGAGTCTCAAAGAAATCAAAATATCTGGCAACTGTTTCGGGCCAGGTCTCTCTGCGTCCTTCTTCTTCCAACCAACGGGAATACCGTGATAGGTGAATAAAAGACTGGTATAGCGTGGGTAATTCATCACACATAATAAGTGTCACTCCTCTGAATTTTGTATATCAATAAGTTATGTATTATAGCAGAACGAATACTGGTGTCAAGCAGTATTTACTTCAGGTGCGTACATTAATGGACGGACACATGGTTTCGCTATAACTCCTGCGGCCGCTAAATCAATATCTCCGAGGAGTGCCGCAAAGACGGTAGCGACAGCATTGATATCTGCTCCTGTAAGACGACTAATACCTTCGGCATCTCTGCCGTCTTCTACTGCTTCATTCGCATCATTTGGGAAGTCAGAAGAGATTTGTGCCCACTTCACTGCGAAGTCATCGCCTCTTGCCTTCATGTATCTAATATTTTCACACATCGGACGGATGTATTGGTTCACGAACTTAATTGCTTCTGGATCTGTAATGGCCATTGTATTTGCTCCTAATTATTTTTTGGTTATCATCTATATATGATCAGACGGATCGAGTGATTTCTCGGACGGGAGTATTCACTCGCTCGAAATGTCGTCGAGGGGATTTTACCACGGAACTAAATCCGTTTGCCGGGAAATCTCTGTTCTTTAATAACGCACCTCCGCCGGCCTTGTTATTCAATCTGAAGTCTCCGTTTGCCGCATCGACAAATGGATCCTCAGTACAAGTTGTTGGATTTAGAACAGTCATATCTCCCGATGTTTGTGCAGATGTCATGTTGTAGAACACAGGACTGTCAACTATGTTGTGACCACCCATATGAAAAGTTCCAGAGGACCAACTAGTTGGGTCTGAATAAGAACTCTGGAGAATTCCTGTTTGACAGGTGTGGAATATACAATCTTTCACCCAATACTTTCTCCCTTTATGGGCAGCCCACTTCAATTCGGTATTAATATTACCAGCAGACGATGGGGCATAAAATCTAAAACCTGTGTTCATATTGTAAAATATACACCGTTCGAAGAAATGTTGATATTGTCCAGGCATTGAGTTCGTTGTAAAGGCGCCTGTCGAGGAAGACCCACCACCATCCTGACCGGCGCGGGAATGAACTCCAACTTGATTACCATTTCCAATGAAAATGCAATCGTAAAATTCACCACCATCACCGTGAGCGACTCTTACTTTCAGGAATGCACTCCATGCAGCATCGCCGGCGAAACGGAAAACGCAATTGTGGAATCTCCCTTCATTAGTGTTGAAAGGTCCCTCGCTGCCAGTATTTCTTGTGAATGTAGTAAAGTTTGTCTGGGACAACCGATCTTCAAATTCACAATTATAACATTGAGTCTTCGCCGAGATTGACATCACGAGGCCTGCGTTATGATTGGCAGTCGTTCCTACGAAGTCATCTGTTGATATAATATGACAATTCGTCATGGTTCCACATTCTATAGCCAATGAAGAGGAAGTGTTGTTATTGGAGCCATATTTCCATCCTTCGACTACGAAGTTAGACAACATGGCGCCACTCGGGACTGTCATCTGTCCACCATTTGTAACCCTACCCAGAAGTTTCGGTCTATCGTTTCCATGCACCGTTTCGAGTGTGTTTCCGTTTGCATATCCAATAATATGAAACCCATATGTCTGACCTGCGTAGGTTCCGGTTTCATCGTGTCGGAGAGCATTCCGGGTGAATGTCTTGTTACCACCGGAAACCTTATATGCTGCTTCAGTTGTTCCTTGGAAAGTTGCTCCCTGATGCACCCAAAGAACTTGACCAACAGTTGCTCCGTCTAGTCCGTCCTGAATGTCTTTAAATCCTGTAGCATGAGAGAGTCCATCTTCACTGCCACTGTCATTATCAACATTCACATAAAAATTTGTCGTGTCTGCTGCGGGTTCGTAAAATCCTCTAGTCATATCAAGTATCCTCCATCCGGATGAAAATTTGTATCTTATCTACGTTTGCAGTGTTTGTCGTTACATATGGATACACCCACTCGGCCGCATCAACTGTTGCTCCGTTTGCAGTTGATGGTGCGAGTAAAGTTCCGTATGTCGCACCAGCAGATGGTGTCGAAATCGTATGAGTCGTGACACCAGATCCACTGATGTTCATATACACTGCTGATCCGGTGACTGTCGAATCAGAACCGAACAATGTGGAAGTCTTTCTCAGGGCAACCTCTAGAGTTCCCCCATTGCTTGATGTTATACCATCCTGTAAGTATACTTGATGACTAATCACTTTCGAATCTGTATTTATTAAACGTGCGCCATCTAACTTATCACCAGTGGAAATTGGCGCACTATCACCATCGATCACAAAACCGATACCGAGATTGTTGCTTGCACCACCAGAAGAAATCGTGACATCACCAGATACGCCGTTCACGGTGGTAACTATCGATGCAGCAGTCATACCACTAGTGAACTTGATCTGATCTCCGACATCAACTATGTCGGCACTAACACCAGCAGCAGAGACACCGGCGAATGTTGGATGTGCAGTTGTTACGACTGATTGGTTTAGTGCCTTGACATCTGCGATAGATGTAAGTTCTGAATCCATTAGTGCGCCTGCTGCTGCCACGTTGGTAGCATCAGTTACATCAGCACTTGCCTCCACACCATCCAACTTTGATTCTTGTGCATCTGTCATTAACCGCTTGTTAGAAGCGTCAGTGAAGTTGGCTGTTCCGAATGTTGGACTTGCACCAGACACGACTGACTGATCTAATGCTTTAACATCTGCAATAGACGCAAGTTCGGAATCCATTAATGCACCCGCAGATGCTACATTAGTGGCATCAGTCACATCAGCACTTGCTTCGATTCCATTGAGTTTAGTGTGATCGGCAGCAGTAAAGTTTTCGTCAGTGTGAGTTAATCCAGCAGCAGTAGATTGGAAGGTTCCATCAGCGAAGGTGATACCACCTGCGTCAAGAGATATACCAGTTCCTGCATGGACATATGTTCCTGCTTCGACGAATGTGGTTGCTTCTAATTTCGCGGCAGATTGAACACCACCAGAAAAAACGGTAATTTGAGCAGTGCTATTACCAGTCTGAACCACCCATGTACTGTTATTGTTTTTATAACCATACAAAGAGTTTACATTATCTGGACTCTGAACGACATCAGTAATAACTCTTCCCGTGACTCTATCCGGACCAACGATGTTACCACCAGTAACAAAGATACCTGCACCAAAAGTAGCACCACCATCACTAGAGATACCAGCGACATGAAGGTGTGTAGATGTCACTGCGGCCTGAACATTTGCAGTATCAGTTACATCAGCATTTGTTTCTACACTATCTACCTTCGCCTCCTGTGCATCCGTCATCAACCTCTTGTTAGACGCATCGGTAAAGTTGGCCGTGCCGAATGTGGGACTTGCACCCGACACTACCGATTGATCTAATGCTTTGACATCTGCAATGGACGCAAGTTCAGAATCCATTAGTGCGCCTGCTGCGACCACGTTGGTAGCGTCTGTCACATCCGCACTTGCTTCGATTCCATCGAGTTTAGTATGATCTGCATTGGTAAAGTTTTGATCTGTCGTGACAAGTGTAACATCACCAGATACACCGTTTACTGTGGTAACAATAGATGCGGCAGTCATACCACTGGTGAACTTGATGACATCACCAACATCAACTATGTCAGCACTGACACCAGCAGCAGAAACACCAGCAAATGTGGGGTGTGCGGATGTTACGACTGATTGGTTTAGTGCCTTAACATCTGCTATAGATGTAAGTTCAGAATCCATCAACGCACCAGCAGATGTTACATTGGTGGCATCGGTCACATCAGCACTTGCTTCAATAGCGTCGAGTTTGTTCTTGAGTGCTGTGGTAAAGTTCTCATCAGAATCCCCAGAACCAGAACCTGTTGCTGATACTTCGAATGTTACCTGAGCATTTGTCTCACCACCATTGAATATTAATGTAATACCTGCACCAGACACTCCAAGACTCAATCCTTCGAGAGAAGCACCAGAAGCACCAAGGGGTCCGTTCACATAAAGGAATGCAAGGGTTCCTCCTGCACCACGGGGTCCGGTGTTACCAGTATTTCCGGTTGTTCCTTGAGGTCCAGTGTTACCAGTATTACCAGTTGTTCCTTGGGGTCCGGTGTTACCAGTATTTCCGGTTGTTCCTTGAGGTCCAGTGTTACCAGTGTTTCCCGTTGTTCCTTGGGGACCAGTGGCACCAGTATTACCAGTAGATCCTTGGGGTCCAGTATTTCCAGTGTTTCCCGTTGTTCCTTGAGGCCCAGCAACGGTTGAATCTGCACCAGTGGGCCCGGTATTACCAGTATTACCAGTGGGTCCGGTGTTTCCAGTGGCACCAGTATTACCAGTAGATCCTTGAGGTCCAGTATTACCAGTGTTTCCAGTATTACCTGTATTACCAGTGTTTCCTGCTGATGCAACCGCACCTCCTTGTCCTTCTGGACCTACAGGACCAGGCAAACCAGCATTAGATGCAATGATTATACTCGGAGTTGATTGTTGAATTTCTACTCGGTTCTGACTCATCTAGAGATCTCCCCAAGGACTTCAAATCTACCACTAATTACCTTAGTAACTGTACCACTTGCGTTGATTTCTAAATCATAAAAGAATCTTCCGCGTGGTATATTCTTTGTTGTAGCAGCATCCATTTGAATTAAAATTCCACCAGTTGTGCCAGTTGCACCTGCACTACTTGAGTTCAGAGTTATACCACCCAATCCAGCAGTTCCAGCAAATGTATTTCCGGGAGTATATTCCCCAGTAGTGCCACCGCCGGTTAGACCAGAAAAGGTTACACTATCGGTTCCGTTTATAGAACCCTGAGCATGAAACAAAATAGCATCTGCATTAGCAGATCGACGACACATCATGTCAGCAGTGGATCCGGACAAATCTTTGACCGTGCCAGATGCATCTTTGAATGTCAAGTATAATGATAGGGTTTCACCCTGTTCTATTATTATTTCGTGATATGCTGAGGGCATAAAAAGACTCCTTTTTTATTATTTATGCCGTGAGATACTTCCACGATTCGCGGAAAAGGGGTTGAATTACCCTACCAATCGTCGCCGCGTATTCTCGAATCTCCCATTGTGCGTGTTCATCGATGCGTTGCTTATAGAATCTTGCATACGCAGCAAGAGAACCCGTCCAGAACCATTCCGTGTACATTCCCTGCGGGAGAGCGAATCGTGCTTGCTCTGGAGCGACTCCATTACGAAGTAGTTCATTGTATGTATACATTGCAAGACGCATCACATTATCAAAGTTCTTCTCTGCCTCAGGATGAACCGAAATGAAGTCATCACTGCCTTGTTTTGCTCCATCTGTTGGTTTCCCTCGCCATGATGGGTAGTAAAACTCTGGTTCGAACGAGACATAACGACGAGAGATCTCATTTTCAACAAATCCTTGCTTGTGCTTGAAGAACTGAGTTCGGATCGACACGGGTGCCTTGATCCTCAGCGTGATTTGAGGATGTGCAAACGGCGTCCAATGATTATGAGTTGCAAGGTAACGGATCAACTTCTTATCACCATCACACAGATCCCTTACGTCTTCGAGATGGTATTGGGATCCACTTTCGGCAAGTCGGGTGACTGCTGCTTCGTCTGTACACCAATCACTTTCTTTATTGAATGAAACTCTCGCTGCATTGCAAACGGTCAAATCACTTCCCATGTGATCGACGAGTTGAACATGTCCTCTATCTAAAACTCTCATGATATCAATCCTTAATATTTTGAACAATTAGTACGATAATAACAGATGCTGCCAATCCAACCATTAACTTCAAGAAATCTTTCCCTACAATCGGGAACACTTTCTTGATACCATCTTTCTGACGGAAAGAGGCAATGGCAAGTTCTCTACCAGTAAGAAGTCCGACGAACACCCAAGTTGTTGACATAGGAATGTCGTTTACTTCCTTGAAGATGTATAGTATAACAAAGTAAAAGAGATCAATCAAGGTTGCAGATCGAACATATTTCGTATTTTTCTTCTGTACTACGATCTCCTGAATCCTACCACCTCGGTGCTGAAGCATCCATGCAAGTCCACCAACGAACACGGCGGAGATTATAAACATCACTTCAACTGGAATCTGTCGTGGAAGATATACGGCGATGTTTGCCATATCATGACTCAACCATGTCCACCAAAGGAATCCTGTGGTTATCCACTGAGCAATCATCCACTTTCGTTTATTCGATTCTTTGATACTCTTACCTTCATCGATCAGGCGAGTGAGCATCAACCAGATGAAATATGCGGCAACACCTGCAACAGCATACCCAAGCATCGACTTCATCAGAACCTTCTGTAGCACCAGTGTTGATGCAAAGGCAGAAAGCACTAGGAATGAAGTAGAAACGGGAACACCGAAACGGGTCAATACAAGAAGCACTGCTGGGGCCAGTGCTTGATACCATTCTACTCCCTCAAACGGAATCTTGTTGAGTCTTCCGTAAGATATATCTCCGTCGTATGCCCACCAACCATACCAGATGGCAATAAGAAGCACAGATGAGGCGTATGCCCACATGATCTTCCAATTTACCTTTTTGTTACTCGCAATCCAAGTTCCGAGAGTCTGGATCGAATCATTTGCAATCACACTGTATGCGGCGAGGAGAAACCCTACCCACATCCATACTGAAATTTCAGACATTCTATACTCGTCTCCATTGATTTAGTTTGAGGGTTGCTCTCATACCAGTGAACGTGTTGTCGTTGATAACCTTCTCGATTGTTCGAGTTGATTTATTGTATGCCATGTCATTGATATCCTTCTCCTTGATAGCAGAAGGCCAAATACAAATTTTCTTGCCGAGTTCGATCAGTCTTTCGTTATATCGAACTATCTGAATGTTTCTTGGTTCATTGTCTAATACATAAACACCATCACTGTGCTTGAGATGTGCTGGGATTTGATCAAGTGCGCCGGCACCAACCATTGCAATTGAGTTACGCAAGAATAGACTATCGAGAGGGCCCTCTACGATGTAAATTGTTTTCTTTGGATTGACTCTCCATTGTCCATACCACAGTCGATCAGAAGACTTGTCGCTCTTTACTGTGAGATACTTGACAGTTCGTCTTCGATTGGCATCGTCTTTGAAATTGATGGAACGTCCTTGTGCTGCTACAACTTCCCCATCCTTGTTGAAGAACGGTATGACAAGTCGTGGTTCTTTACCAACGATATCATAACGATCTGGATCAATTCTTTTCATGAATGATCCGAAGTTATCTGTGTAATATAACTTGTCCCAGTGTTCCTTTGGAATACCTCGCATGTTGACAAATTCAACACACTGATGATCTTTGGGTAATTCCTTGATACAAGGCACACCCTTCAGAAT